ATGAAACAAACGAACCTGGTCCTGCAAATGGAACTCGATTCCAGCAGTATTCAAATAATGAATTTTATAAATTTAATGAAGTCAAGTCTCAGCCTAACCCATGGGCTGATAATTTGTCAATGGCAAAAGACGTCCTGAAGAAAAACGCGTACGCGTTGTCAATAAATTGACAGGTCAATTGACAGGTCAATTGACACGTCAATTAGTTCATTCCAGCGCCATAGAATGGCAGGGCACGGAGGGCGCGAGGACCCTTCTTGGTGCCCGCATTCTTGCGAACACGGCGGGTGGAGAATAGCTTACCAAGACCAAGGGACGGGCTCTTGTGGCCGCGCACTGCTGGCTTACGTCTCTTACCATCAACCAGCACGTACTTGCCACCACGTGGACCCTCCATGATCTCACGACCTAGAGCATTCATGATACCAGTCGCAGTGGGCTGAGAGCCCAGGGTCTTACGGTACACCTTGGTAGTACCCCGGCGGGTGAAATAGCCACCCTTGCGACCCTTGAAGATGGTACGACCCTCACGGTCCTGAGTTCCAGTGTTTACAGAGCCAGCCATTTTTGTTTTATACCAAGAAAAAAAAATTTCCATAAACTAAGATGTCTGGTGGTATCACTCAGCTTGTAGCCGTTGGTGTTCAGGATGCATACCTATCAGGAAACCCTGAGGTGTCATTTTTCCGCTCATCATACAAACGGTACACTCATTTCGCGTCCTCTGTAGAGAGCCAACTTGTCCAGGGCTCAATTAGCGCAGGCGCAGTTTCCCTTGTTCGGTTCGAGAAGAAGGGCGACCTTCTGAGCCACGTGTACTTTACCGCACACAACAAGATACTAGGAGCACCCGACCCGACTGTAGATTGGTCCAAGATTATCAACAAGGTGGAACTTCTGATCGGAGGTCAGATTATCGATACACAGGATTTCCCTTACATATCCAACATAGAACCAGTTATTGGTGCCCAGACATATTCCACTCGTTACCTCCCGGATAACGCAGCCTCAAAGGGATTCTTCCCCCTGAAGTTCTTCTTTTGTAAGGATTGGCAATCTGCAATCCCATTGGTGGCGCTACAGTACCATGATGTTGAACTCCGCATCACATGGGGCTCAGCAATTCCAACTGATCAGAATGGTTCTAATTACGATATCATGTGCTGGACCAGATTTATGTACCTTGATAATGATGAGCGCGAGTACTTTGCCAAGAAGTCACACGATATGCTGATTACGCAGGTGACTCGCAGTTACACGTCCAATACCGCAATGTACGAGTTTGCTCTTTCTCAGCCCGTAAAGTGTGTCGCATTCGAGTCAGTGAATTATACCGCCGCGTACAAGACAACTCCAACACTTACATCGGCACTTAAATTCAAGGTTCAGATTAACGGAAACGATATTGGTGACTCTCGTGCTCTGTATCATTGGCAGGATGTGAACCAGTATTATCTTACACCGAATGGGTACTACCCTAACGGATGCTCGGTTACACCGCCCGCTACAATCCTCTCAGGTGTGACGAATCAGACACTGTTCACTACATCCAACGTCATATTGGGTATGCCAATTTCATTTACTGGCACAGTTCCAACTGGTCTCACGGCTAGTAACATATACCAGGTGAATAGCGTGATACCTATTTCATCTGGTAATCTGTTCCAGATTGATCAAACCTTTAATGCATCATCTCTGTCAACCCTGACTATTGGTACAGGTAGCGGATACGCCGGAATGACAGCTACATGTACATTTGCTGCTGGGTCGCCGATCATAACCGTGCCTTCTGGAAATATACCTGGAATATACGTAGGAGCACCAATTATATTTACCGGGGGAGTATTACCTAATAATATAACCCCTTCAGAGGTATATTACATATATTCTATTCTCAGTACTACAACATTTGAAATTTCAACAACCGTTGGCGGTGCCCCAATTGTTATAACTGGTTCACCATCTGGAACGACGACAGGTACAGTTCCTCCGTTTGGCGTAACCGGTACAGTCACATATGACCCAACAACTCTGTACGCTCCGAGCACTGCAGGTCTTTCCGTAAACCAACCGGTAACGTTTTCGGGTTCGTCCATACCAGCTGGTCTCACTGCAGGAACAACGTACTATGTAAGTAATGTAACGTCTTATTCATTCCAGGTTTCACGTAACGGTACAGTAGTGTCAACTGGACTTATACCGGGTAACCCAACTGGCGTCACGACATTCAATGTCATAGAAACATGCGGTTCCACAAACACCACCTCAAACGTTGTGATTGTTCCGTTCTGTCTCGACACGTCTAAGCTCCAGCCAACAGGAAGTCTCAATTTCAGTCGGATAGACACGTTCCGACTTGTCATGCCACCCAACGCATCTTTTACGCAGATGATGCAGTCTCCTCTGTCACAGTATTTCTATGCTGTAAACTATAACATCCTGCGCATCCAGAATGGAATGGGGGGAATTTTATATGCAAGCTAAAGATAGTATGAACCAATGGAGAGACATAAAGCGATCGCAATACCCGTATACTTTATACAAGGCGAACCACATTTTCTTATTGTCCACGACAAGAGATTTAAAGAGTGGACGTTTGTTACGGGCGGTTGTCGAAAAAGGGAGGTGTACAACCCTTTGAGATGTGCACTCAGAGAGCTCGAGGAGGAGACTCGAGGGGTTGTGAATATTAAGCACGGAAGTTATTCGTACTATAAATTTTCAGTCAAGGATGCATACGATGATGTACTTAATGTGTATCATGTATACGTTCTTGATTTCCCCATGTCATTAACAGATCAAGAAAAGATGATTAACCAGTTTACGGCAAATAAAGAACTTATGGATACGAGTCGAATCAGGTTCCAGAAACAATATGATGAAAATGATTTCATAGAGTTTGATACGATAAACGGAATAAAACATAGAAAAAATATATGGTCAATGATTCAGGAATGTGTACTAAACAATATGGAATTTCATAATGCATTGTATTCGAATAGTAAAATTAAATTTACCATAAAGAATTGATGAATATATATACCAATGAAAGAAATATCAAAATGGGTAACACGGGACGGGGGGTCAGCAACACATTTATTGCTTGATGGTGGCGTTCTCAGGGAATCTGATGGGTTCCTTGAGGCGTATGTGCAAGACTTGATTCACGGGCACAAACTCTGTGTCGTTGAAAAAAAGACGCACAAATTTAGATTTTTCGTTGATGTTGACTTTGTGTCTTCTGAGCATGAGCTTGATTTTATCAAGGTGACTCATGTTATTCACGGAATTGTTAACATGGGTCAGTGTGTACTCGCTCGAGCAAAGCCTCGAAGCGTTCCAGAGGGTCAAAAGTATGGCATGCACATAATTTGGCCAGAGTCCTCAGTTACGAAAGAAAAGGCACAAGGTCTTCGAATGAAAATTCTTTCAGAAATGGGATCTGATTGGGAGAAGATTATTGATGGAAGCGTATATCTGGGTAGCGGCTTACGCATGCTTTGGTCATTTAAAAATGAGCCAGGGAGTACTGTATACATACCATGGGGACGATTCTCGTCAGATGGTGTATTCAAAGAATTTGTGAATAAGGCGCCTAGTGTTGACTTTCTCAAAATGTTCACTATTCGAATAGACAATTCTGATTCAAGTAGTGATGATGATGAATATGGTTGTGGGAGTGAACTCGAACAATTTATTCGTAAAAATATACGAGGCCAAGAAAGAGCTCGTGTATTGAAGATTTCCATGTGCAAAAATAAAAAAGATTATTGGATTTCTACAGATTCTAGATTTTGTGAAAACATCAAAAGATGTCACAAATCAAATCATGTGTGGTTTTGCATGAAACCATCTGGTGTTTTGTTTCAGAGGTGTCAAGATGACGAATGCAAGTCTTTTCAAGGGAAATGGTACAAGGCTCCTATTCGTCTTGTACCAGCTAAGCCATCTAATGAAAAAAAATTCCTTCTCGTGGATTACTTTCCGAGTGGCTGGGATAAAGTGTTGGACGAACATAAATGAGAGAATTTTGGATTTTACTTCTTATTGTATTTGCATGGGCAATTATCACAATTAAAATTAAAAAACCATCTGAATTCACTGGGATGGAACATGTACAATGGGATTCAGTTTCACCGTACATGTACCACGAGCTCGAACAACATATTGAAGAAAAGGACAAAGATGTATTTAAACAATCTTTTAAAGAATTTATGACCACTCAAAATAAGAATGGCGTCAACTGGAACTGGGACAGAGATCCGGACCCGCTCAGGGAGACTCGTAAAGAAGCCGGACCGTTACGAGCCCCGTGAAAAGGTTGAGGATGATTACAGTGATGATGACGATACCGTGGATGATGATGACGAGGAAATGTGTACAGATGACAGTGATGACGACGGAGAAGATTCCGACGCAGACTCTGAAGGCAATTTAAAGGACTTTGTTGTTCACGACCCAGATGAAGAAACCTGATACGGAATAGCCAAGTTGGCTATT